TCCGGCGACTAAATACGCCTCTGGGACTGCAGGCCTTGGCACTGTTGGTAATAGCGAGTACTATTGGTTGGGTAAAGTTGAAGCTATTCAGGTTAATCCTCAGCTCACCGATGCTAACCCCGCCACGATTACTTTCACTATTCAGTCCCCGTTTTACGGCCCTTTCACGATCAATTAATTGATCACAAGAGGGGTGTCTAATGGCACCTCTCATTTAAAATGAGAAGAAAATGGTAAATTTCGACAAAGAGTATGTACTGCGTACTACCCTTCAGCACATGCTAAAGGCCGTTAGTCGTAGTATTGAAAAGACTACCAATCGCTTCCCTGAATTTGCCAATGATACGGTAAAGTCCAAGGAAATTTTCATCACTATTGCTGAACTGAACTCCATTCGCAATAACCTCACCAAGCAAATCAAAGGGCTCTAATCATGGCAAATCGTTTCGCATCTATTAACATCACTACTGATCACAAATTTTGTGGGGAGACCGTTAAGATTCGCAAACTTACGGTAGACCAAGTCGCTCAGATCCAGAAACTGGCTAAGATTGTCGACAACTCAAAAGAATCGGATGAGAATGAAAACGCAAGCCGTAACCTTTTGGAAACCATGATTAAGGCGGGTGTAGGAGAATTTGAAGAGTTCTCTAGCGAGGATTTTGGCAGCCTGCCTATTGATGAGCTCTCCAAGCTCTCTAATGCCATCATGAAGTATTCGGGCTTCGGCAAATAATGGAATTAGACGAAGAGGAATTGCAATTATTTGAACTAGCCTTTCTTCTTCGTATGCCAGTCTATAAGATTATGGCAGAGATGCCATATGAAGAGTTGTTAGGTTGGTTTGCTTACTTCAAAGTCAGGCCGCCTGGCTGGCAAGAGGATTATCGGGCTAGTTTGATAATGCAAAGCCAAGGGGCTAAAATTAAGGCATCTGAGTTATTCCCCTCATTACAGACACTTGCTAAATCGAAGACGCCAGATAATGGCCTTAAGAATTCAGCATTTTTCTTAGCTATGCTGGGCGCAACCGGGGGTAAACTCCCTTGTATGGAGGATTGAAATGCTGAATATGAAATTCAGAGTTAACGATTCCATAGCTCAGCTAGAAAAGAAAATAGCAATAGCGGCTAAGCTGTTAGTAGAGAATGAAATGTCTCGCCTTAAAGCTTCGCTAGAAGAGGCAACGCCTGTGGACACTGGACTTGCTAAGGCAAGTTGGAGGGTAGTTGCAGAAGGCAGTGATCGTTACAGAATAATTAATGACACTCCATACATCGAATTTCTTAACGCAGGTTCTTCTAAGCAAGCTCCAGCGTTCTTTGTTGAAAAGACTGCGTTAAAGTATGGCAAACCTAAAGGGATGCTTGTGATTTATAAGTAGCATTAGCCCCTCTTTAGAGGGGTATTTTTCGAGGAGTTATGATGAGCTTAGAGCTAGAGGTACTTTCTAATACTCGTAAGGCTCAACAGGATTTAAGTAAGCTTGATCTTGCCGTTGGTAATATCCAAAAGTCTGTTGAAAAGAATAATGTGGCATTTCAAGGTCTTGCTAAATCTGCGCAAACTTCCTTGAATGGTTTAGACAATACTGTGAAGAGCGTAGTCAACTCTTTGCAGACAATGGCAATTACTATTGGTACGCTAGGCGGTGCTATTGCATCTGCAATGAGTCTAGCAAGGGTGACCGATCAGTTTACCAATATGCGGAGTCAGCTCGAATTGGCTACGCGGTCACAAAATGAATTCAACGCTGCATTTCGTGACACCTCTTACATTGCTGTAAATACCCGACAAGATCTTGCGAGTGTGGCTTCGTTGTACGCTAAGATATCCTCTGCTGCACAAAGTTTTGGAGGCACCCAGCAGCAAGTCGCTGTATTCACTCAAGCAGTCTCTAAGTCAATCGCAGCTTCAGGGGCATCGGCACAAGCATCGTCTGCTGCAATTGAGCAGTTAGGCCAAGCGCTCGCTTCTGGCTCGTTTCAAGGTGACGAGTTGCGCTCTATTCTGGAAAATGCTCCCGCTCTTGCCAAGACAATTGCAGACGGCCTCGGCAAATCTATCGGGGAACTACGGGCACTTGGCGCCGCTGGGAAGCTTACTGCAAGAGATATCTTTAATGCAGTTTTGAAAGAATCTGGAAATGTGGATGCTCGTTTTAAGAGAATGGGCGTAACATATAGCTCTGCATTTACAAATTTAGGCAACAGCTTTAATTTATTGTTTGATGCAATTAGCCGCTCATTTGGGAGCTCTACTGGAACTTTCGCAGATAAGCTGAATGGCATTGCAGTGTCTGTTGCAAATATTGCATTTAATTTCGACCACTTGGTCCTTCAGGCTAAGACTAAACTGCTGCTATTTGCAGCGGACGTTGTCAATGTATTTGACAGCTTGACTGTAAGGCTGGGTAAGGCTGCAAGTTTTAGTACTGATTTTAATATTGGTGTTACTCAGATAAACATCAAAGACTTTATACCGAATTTGAAAGAAATGCGAGACCTCATAGGTAAATGGGTCTATGACGTTGAACGTATGTTCTTTTGGCTTTACGATGAAGTTATTGGACACTCGTGGATTCCAGATCTTGTTGAGGGTATCATCAAGTGGACATCTAAGCTGGTGCAAGCGCCTCTCGGATTTGTGACTACCTTTGTAAACTCAGCTATTGGTCTGTTTGCCAAATTGTTTAAATTTGCTTCCAGTCCTATAGTGTTGACTTTCGGAGGGCTTGGTGCACTAGCTGCTTGGACAGCCAGTGGTGGTACGGACGGCCTCTCCAATATGGTGAATAAGGTTGCAAATGTATTTAAGACATTCATCACCACTGTTAAAGATGTCGGTGCCCGTTTGTGGGAAATTGTAAAAGAGTTATACGACAAGGTTAAGCAAAAGCTTAGTGGTGATACTCCGAATAGGATGGCTTTTCAGAAGTATTTACCAGAATCAGTGAATAAGAAAATTGAGCTAGCCCGCACCACTATTGCTGATTTGAAAGAAGTGTTTGACAAGTCCACTTTTGGGCATAACTTCAAACAACTCCTTGGCATTAAGGACAACATAAAGGATCTAGTCCCTGGTACTAATTTTCAATATGATACTAACGCATATGTAGGGAGAGGCCCGCAACGCTCGTCCAAAGATCGTACATTTGGCCATGACTTCTTCAATGCATTGCCTGACAAGTATCAACTACCAGTATTCACCGGGCTGTCAGCTGCAATTATGGGTGCAATCGTGCTAGCGATGGATGCATCGCCTGTGAGATCTGTAGTGCTGGGTTTGTTTACGACAGCCGCCGGCGTGTTTGCAGCTAATGTATTCTACGACAAGAATATTAATGAGTTTACTGGATCAGTGACTGATGGCGTCTTGTCAGGTCTGAAGAAAGGTATTAACTTCTTGTTTGGTGAAGGGATCTTTACTAATAAAGATCCTTTTAGCCTTTTGGTGCTTATAGCAAAACTGTCTCTGTTGTTTGAAGCCGGTCGTAAATATATGCTATCCATGGCAGGTGCAGTTGCAATGGCACCTACAAATATGGCACTCAGAACTGTGGATCGCGGGGCCTTAGCTATCGGCCGACTGCAAGAATCTAGACTTGCAAAGGCACTTCAAACTTTGCCAGCTACAGTAAATGCAAATGTCGCAAATGCTAATTCTGCAATGCGAAGTTCAACTGCTGCTCTGGCTAATTCGGCTAACGCCAATGGCACACGAGTGGGTGCAGCTAATGCCGCTGCATTTGTTAACAGCGGTGCTGCAATAAGCTCTCTGAATCAATTTAGTGGTGCTGCCAGACGCGCAGCTATCGAGGTGTCAAGGAATGCACAGGTACAGCGTTTAGCTAATAATGCCTTATCGCAATTGCCATCTCAAATTAGTGCATTGACTACAAGACATACCGCAATAAGTGAAGCTAACAAGTCATTGTCCTCAAAGATTACTGAACAGACTACGGCAGCTAAGCAGAACTTAGTCGGTTTTGGTGGGAATGCCGGTGGCGTTTTGGGATCCGTTTATGGTTTTAATATTGGCCGTAAAATGGCAGAAGGCATGGATGGGTATTCTGACTGGACTAAGATTGGGGTTACTGTAGGTGCGGCTCTCGCAGGGCAGTTTGTATTTGCAGTAGTAGGCTCTACTCTAGTGAGCACTCTGCTGAACCCGTTTGTAATCGGTGCTGCAATTATTGGCGTAACGCTTTTTAGCATTTTTAAAAAGTTTAGTTCTTTTTCTGAGTTTGGAGATAGCATTGGTAAAGCAATTGAAATAGGGATTGCTAAGTTTATAGATGCTACACCAAAGTGGGTAGAGATGCTGAGGGATTGGACTCCTGAATGGGTTAAGCGTTTGCTGCCTGATGCAGTTGTGACTCCTAAAGTTAATGCACCGCAAGGCCCTCGCCAGCCCTATGTGCGCCCTGACCTTTCAGCTTCGCTTAATGCTGCGGGTAATCTTGCGGCTACACCGTTCAATAACACATTCAGCTCAGCAGTAGACCAGACTCTCGAAGTACATAAGATCCAAGACACTATAAAAGTGATGGATCAATTGATCTCTGACGCTAATTCTAAAATGCTAGCTATTCCGCGTTCGGATACAGAGGGCAAAGATCTAGCCAAGGATATAATCTCCAATATGCAAGATCAGAAGTTTATCTTGGTCAAGAAACTGGAGGATGCTGGTGGACAACCCATGTCGGTGCTGCGCGGCGCGGAACAAGTTGAGTATAAAAATAGAACTCCGGGGTATATCCCTCCTGTCGTAGGTCCAGGGGCAATGGAGCCGTTCAACGACTGGCAGTATAAATTTGGTGTTGTTCTCGATAAGGCTGCTGAGGATATTTCTGCAAAATCTGTCAAAGCACTTGATTCTATCAAGACTTTCTTCATTGACCTCAGTGCAATGCGTGCAGGTGTAGATGTTCCAATAAAGCGTGCAAACGGTGGATCAGTATGGGGCGCAGGCACTGCCACTTCTGATAGTATTCCTGCTATGCTTTCTAATGGGGAGTTTGTGGTAAATGCCAGGGATGCTGCTAAGCATAGGGGCTTGCTAGAGTCCATTAATTCGGGAAGTATTCCTAAGTTTGCAGACGGCGGTGCGGTAGAGAAATGGAAAGAGTATGCCAGAAATGCTGCAAATAAGGCAGGCCTTAACCCAGACTTTGTAGTCAATCTTATCACTGTAGAATCGAACTGGAATCCTTCTGCTGTGTCTCCTGCAAAGGCGGCTGGATTGGGGCAGATGATCCCGTCTACAGCTGAGCAATTTAAGATCCCGTATACTGATCTTTTCGATCCGTTGAAGAGTATTGACGCTACTATTAAGTATCTTACAAAGTCAATGGAGCGGTTCGGTAATGATCAGTTGAAACTGGCAATTGCATATAATGCTGGCGAGGGGCGGTTGGCAGGGAATATGGCGAAGAATGGTGGTGCAGTGAACATCTCTACACTGCCTGAAGAGACGATTCAGTACACCGCTAAATTGAAAGCTGCCGGAAGTGACCTGGCTGGCGGGATAAGCTCTATAGGTACTGAGTTCAAGGGCACCTATAAGGAGCTTAATCAGAAGGCTCTGGAGTTGCGTAAGGCTGGTGGTGATGCATTTGTTGTGGCGAAAAGTCGCACAGATGCTGTTCTAGCAAAGGTTGCAGATTCTGCAAGCAATGTCGCTACTGGCTTTATGAGCTTATTTGACAATTTGTCGGGGGATTTCTCTAAAGACTTTGTAACAGTGTACGATCGTGCTAAGAAAATGGCGCTTGACTCTATGAAGTCTCCCGATAAGCCTAAGATGGCTGAAGATGTGCCTTCTTTCACTAAGCAATTTGCCGACACTCCGGATATGCTCGGTAATTATACTTTGCTAGGCGGGGCTTTTGAGAAGTTTAAGATTGATTTCGGCTTGCTTGATTCCTTCTTTACAACTGCCCCGGCTATTCAAGAGCAGATCATACAAGAGATTGACAGTATGTATCGCTTGCAGGATGCTATGGCAAAGACAGCTAATCCAGTATTGAAGAAGGGGCTTGCTACCCAAATTGATGATATCGCGGAGAATATCAACAAATCTCTAAAAAGAGCGTCTGAAAAGGATGTTTTCACAGGCAAGGTTAAGAGTGCCGAAGGTGCAGCTGCAGGAGCACAAGTAGCTCAAGTGTTTCAGAAGAGTGTGACCGATAATTTCCGAAGTGTTATTCTTGGTAATCAAAAATGGCATAAGGGGCTCAGGGGTGTCCTGTTTAGTTTTAGCGAACAGGTGTTTAATACTGTTACTGATTCTTTTGTACAGGGTTTTACTAAACAGCTATCAACCCTTATCTCAGGCAGCATCTCTGGGATTTTTGATGGAGGCTTCAGTATTGGTGATTGGTTATCCAAGCTAATGAGTCCTCCGAAAACTGTTGCGTTAGGTAGCGTAGAAGCTCCCGTCGTCTCTGATAGCGGGGCTAGCATATTCTCTAGTATGCTAGGGTACTTTGGGGTTAATTCTAAAGCTCCTACAAACACTCTACCATTTGAGAAGGCTGCTAAGACCAGTGACCCTGAGCAAATTGGGGTTCTGCAGAGTGGCTTCGATTCTATGGTCTCTTCTTTTAGAGAGAGTTTCCCAAGAATGGCTGAGATGATCAATTCAGGCTTAGGCGAAACTTTTCTGAAGGGTATTGGAGGCTTGCTGGGTTCTCTGGACGGTGTGTTCCGTAGCATCTTTAGCGTGTTCAATACAATGGGCACTGGTGGGGGCGGTGGGGTTAACTGGCTGGGGATTGGGCTCCAGGTTGCTGGTATGGTGGGTGGGATGATGTCTCCTGCTCCGGCGGCTGCGGGTGCGGCCACGGCTGGCTCTGGGGCAAACCTTGCAACAATGGGTGGTGGTCAGGGGCTTATGCTTAGCTCTGGCTCTATAGGTGCCGCTACCTCGTCTAGCCTGACCAGTACGGATTGGCTCCGTAATATTAAGTTTTCTGGCACGTATGCTATCGGCGGAGTGATTCCAGGTCCACTAGGCTCTCCACAACCTATTATGGGCCACGGTGGTGAGCTTGTTTTGAATAGCCAGCAGCAGCGTGCCCTGCTAAATGGCGAGAATGGCGGTAACACTCAGCATATCACTCTAAATATTCAGGGTGATGTCAGTCGTCAAACTCGCTCAGAAGTTATGCGCCTTATTCCTCAAATCGCTCTTGGCGTAAATGCCCAGAACAAGGAAGCGGGCTCCCGTTAATCATATGGAGGGGTGTAATGCCCCTCCTATGCCTTTGGATAAATATTATGTATGGCGTTTTGAAAAGTAGTGTGAATACCGGGGCAGACGATGAACTTGCCAGCGTATTCTCAACTCCCTTATCGATTAATTCTAACCAACCTGAGTTCTCTTCAGATACACTCTCATTAAATAGAGTAGTGTCGTCGCAGGGGGTGCAGCGTTGGGAAATTGAAGCAGAGATTATGCCAGTAGACAATACTGCTGAGCACCTCTTGATGTCAGTGCTTAATGGCGGGCATTCTGCTATATATGTGAGAATGCCGCAGCCATACACAAAAGTAAAACAAGAATATACAGTTCCAATGCTGTCTGTAGCAAATCAATCAAGCGGTTCAACATCATTGACTGTAAGTGGTGTTAGACCTATCTTAGGCCACTTCATCAGATTTACTGCGCATACTAAGGTGTATATTGTTGCAGGTGTTGTGAATAATGGCAGCAACTATGACATCACGATTTACCCGAAATTGGCAAAGCCTGTAGCTATTAATGAGGTGGTACAATATGCATCTCGAGTAACAGCCAAGATGAAATATGACTCTAATGTCATACGTGGGATTAAGTATTCAGATGGCGTATTGTCGTCGCCTGGTAGCATTACTTTGATTGAGGATTTGAGATGAGAGTGTATAGCCCTCTAATAAAAGTATTGATGGCTCAAGATGTAATTGAAGCGGTAGTGCTTGTAAAATTCACTATTGCAGGTAATGACATGTGCCACACTACGTGCCCCTATGACTTGGATATTCCTGGACTTGGTTACTTTGAAGCAAACTCGAATTTGGTAAGTGTTGAGTTGCCGAAGATGTCTTCAGTTGTTGATCGCGAAGCATACAAAATCACATATGCAGATCCTGAATTTTATTATCGGGGCTTGTTTCAAGAAGGTGTATTGGGCAGTCCTGTCTCTACTTATATTGTGTTCAGGAATACCACTAATGATGTGTTGGAGGGCATTGGGCCTGGACAACTCGCATTCAATGACATCCTTACGATTTACAGTGGAACAGTAGACGCTCCCTCTTATAATGTCTCTTCTGATGATGTGGTGATGACCACAGTTGAGTGCACATCTCCTATGGGTAGCCTGGATCTTGTAAAAGTTTACAATACCTCGAAAGACTGCGTACAGGGGTATGATGCTACTGACACTGCGTATGATCAAGTATACGAGGGGTCTTCACAAATGCAATTTCTATGGGGTAAGAAATAATGGCAATTACAATGGCAATGGCCATGGTTGCAATGACCGTAATTAGCATCGGTATGCAAATCTCGGCTGCGCAGTCCGCAAGACGCCGTCAGGCTCGTATGAAGCGCGAAGCGGCAGAAAGAGCCGATCAAGCAAAAGGTTTCACATTCGTCACAGAAGGGCAATCGTCTCCTCTGCCTATCTTTTATGGACGTAACAAAATTGGCGGCATACGCGTTTACCACGCCCTGTCTAGTAATTACGTATTTGCAGAGGCCAACGGTAATTCAAAAGTATTTTGCCCTTACGTTAATCCCGATTCCCGCAAGGTATTTTCTTGTGATGCTAATGGTGCAATTACTCTTGTAAGTGGAATCCCCGAGCCTATCACCGATTATTATGTCTTTCCTCGTGGTGGTGAGAGATGGGATGCTGTACAGACAATTCCTTCTACATTTTTCAGTGGTGTCACTGACACTCTGCCTAAAGGAGACTATGCGTATTACCCAAAGTTCACCGGAGCTGTGCCTAATGAACTTCCGCCATTTCCGATCTTCCCAGTAAACGATACTAATGGCGCAATGCTTAGTAATCAGGCTGGAACTAAGCGTGAATACTTTACAGTAGAACAGGCATTGTGCTTTGGCACAATTAATGATGTAGTCCATGTTCTTGTCGAAGGTAAGGACTGGGATCATCCTAGCTTCTCGGAGACAATGCGCATTGTTGTGCATAAGTCAGGGGGTATCGCTGATAGTCTCGCTATTGCAAACCACAATCGCACTAATGCTAAGTTTACGCATGCTGCTCACTTGACTGGCGTGTTTAAGCTTAACAGAGATGATCCCCAATTCAATGGTGGTGCACCTGAAGTTCAAGCCATTATTGAAGGCACTCTTGTACGTACTATTATAGGCTCTCCTGGAGCTTATGAGTTATCCGTCTCGCGCAGCTACACTAATAATCCTGCATATTGTCTGCTAGATTATTTGACGAACGGTGTATATGGCCTTGGGCTCAGTGTTGATAAGATTGATTTGGGCAGTTTTAAGAAAGCAGCCGACATCTGCGACATCCCTGTATCAAGATTTGATAGTACACTGGTGGATTTGAAGCTTGAGGGGGAGTACTGGCGTCGGAAAGGTATTACTCGCAATTACAAATTGTTTGAATGCAATCTTGGCCTATCTTCTGCCAAGCCTGTTCGTGATAATATAGAGACACTGCTTGAAACAATGGGGCTTGCAGAGCTAGTATGGTCTGCCGGTAAGTACAGCTTGAATCTGATGCATCCCATTCCTGTGGTGGAGGGTGCTACGTTTAATGCCAATGATGTCGGTTACTTCCAGGCCACTAATGAGTACAAACGCTGGGATGGCTCGGCTTGGATTGACGATGTAGTAGCACATATTACTGACGACGATATTGTACGGGCCAAGGACATTACATTTGCCTGGCCAGGAGCGCAGTCTCGGCAGAATCTTGTTACTGTCAAATTCAATAATGAGGCTAAGGGGTTCTCGGAAGACACTGCTACATGGCCTAAGCGGTACTCAGCGCTGCATAATCAGCTGCTAGAGGAAGATGGGCATGTGCCTCTGGAGTCAGAGAGTTTTGAGACAGGGGTTACAGACTATTATCATGCTCTTGCCAAGGCTGAACAGCGCGTTAGGATTTCGAGGCGCTCGACCAACTACCAACTGACACTGCTGCGTAAACACTCTAATTTAGAGTCGGGGGATTTGATACGTGTTGCAAGTAATGTTCTGGGGATTCCTGGAGAAGTGCTACGTATTGAATCCACCAAGATTGAAGAAAATGGGGATGTAAGCGTAGAGGCATTTACTTACAACTGCCTCGATCTAGCATGGAATGCCAAAGATACAGAGATTGTGGATGTCCCTAATATCTATAGTACTGATATTGGACAGGCTACTAATGTAAGATTTGTGCCTGTTAGCAACACCATAGCTGGCTCTTCCGGCACGCTATATTGGGACGCTGCAGATGACAGTAGTGTTGTAGACTACACTGTCATGTACACTACTGAAGCTGCGGAATACGTGAATTCGGCGACTTCGTGGCTTGAGCTCAAAAGGGTCAAGGGTACTTATGCGGATTTGCCCACTCTAGTTGGCGGCACATTTACGCTCACAGTGGTGGCAAATACTGCCACTAGGCGAGCTCCATTCAAGAGCTACTACACTGGTAGCGGCTGGCCATTGCTTCAAGTAGGTGTGGTGCCTACGCGTATTGATGGCAAATACTCAGCAGCTCTGACAATCTATAAAAGAGATGTGAGTGTACCTTCGACACCTACTGGTGGTTCTTATAATTTCAAGAGCAACACATTCTTGACATTACCCTCTGGCTGGTAGTCGAGCAAACCCTCTGGTGCGTCTCAGTTGTACACTTCTACGACTATTGCGGAAAGTGATGCATCTTTGCAAGACACTGCACTGACATGGTCAGCTCCACGTGTAGCTGTCAGTGATCCAAATAGTGTGTTTCTTGACAAGCCTCTTGTAGGTGTGATTGAGAATGACGGCTCTTACGATTTTACGCAGGCTAACGGCAATGTAGTGGTTATACGTAATGCTGTAGATGTCACATCTGCTTGTGAATTTCAAGTAGTGCAGCAATCAAATTGTGTGGTAACAGTAAACTCCGTTGGGCACTATACTGTTACTGCAGTATCGGCGAGTAGCGCGTTTGCATTGATTGCCATTAAAGTCGGCGGTGAAGAGATGCTACGCACGCTTACTGTCTCTGTTTTGAAGGCAATAGATGTTAGAGATTTGACGCCTCCGCCTGATGTTGCAGCTGTGAGTGTTACTGTAGGGATGACAAGTGTGTTTATTGCACTACCCTCTGCACCTAGTATTCGCAGGGCGGCGGGCACTACTCTACCACCATGTATTACACGACAGGCAGTCTGCTATTTGCTGATGCAAAGTCAATGGATGAGTTTACGGGGACTGATCATGTTGTCGCCTCTTCCCCTAATCGCACTCTCAAGCTGTGGTTTAAATTCAAGACTAAAGATGGTATAGAGTCCGTAGGTGCATTCGGTCCGCTAGATGCTAGTACAGGGTATATTGAAGGTACTGATCTCAATCCGTTGATTATTGAGTCTCTTGAGATTGCCGATGGGAGTATCACTACGGTCAAGCTGGCAGATAATGCAGTAGAGATGGCCAAAATTGCAAATGGCGCAGTTGTTGCTGACAAGATTGCAGCTAGCGCTATTACTGCGGGCAAGGTAGCTGCCAACGCCATTACTGCCGATAATATTGCAGCTAATTCAATCACTGCAGATAAGATAGTTGCCAATGCTATTACTGCTGGCAAGCTCGCAGCAGGCTCTATTGCAGTAGGCACAGCAGCGGTCGCTAATGGTGCAATTGTCAATGCAATGATAGGGCTCGCGGCTATCGATAGCGCAAAGATTGCCGATGCTGCTATTGGCAGTGCTAAAATCTCTAATACACTCCAATCTGATAACTTCAATGCAGGTTATGCGGGATGGCGCTTGCGTAAAGACCTTGGCTCCATTGAAGTAAGTCAACTCACAGTTTACGACGGTGCAGGGAATGTAGTGCTAAGCTCTGGAGGGGTGCCATACAGTTTTGTGAGTGGAAAGCCTACATCCTTGAGCAATATCAATGCAACAGAGGGTAGTAAGCTTTCAGGTATTGCGACAGGGGCGACTGTCGGGGCCAATGCGTCTAATCTTAATATTGGTCTAGGTACAAACCTATTAGCAAACACAGAATTCTTAAATAATAATATTGCCCCTGTTGTACTTGGCTGGAATCCTGGTGTTACGGAGCCTTTGTCTTTAAGAGTCGATGATGAGTGGCGGTTGCGTGGAGCACAGTGTCTCCAAGTACGCCAGCCAGCACGGACAGGAAATGCGTACAACGTCGGCGCGGATGTGTATCTAACAGGTGCGCATGGTGATTACCATTATGGAATCCCAGTATCTGGAGGAAAGAGATACGAGCTATCCGCAAAGTTGGCGTCGCATCGGGCTAACAGCACGCTCATTATTTCCTTTTTCGATTCCAGTGGCGTTTATGTTGGTGAAGTTTCAAGTGGATGGGTTGCTCGCACTACAGGTGGCCCATCTATTACGGCCAATGCGAGTGGAAGTGGCTGGATGCACGCTGTAACTTTTGGTGTGGCACCTGCCACAGCCGCCTACGCCTCACCTTATTGGAGGACAAGCGACACCGACGGTCCTCCCGCAGTAGATTCGTACTGCTGGCTTACTCAGCCATTCTTCGGCGAAGCCACTGCAGCCCAAACCGTCCCAAGCACCTATTCCCCCGGCTACGCCAAAGGTGCCTTCTCCAGCCTCAGCCAGCTCGACCCCACCAACGCCGCCACCTTCGTCGCCCCCGGCAGCTTCAAAACCCCCGAACTCGGCACTGGTGCGGCCTCCGAAAGCTGGGTGTTTTTTGACGCCGTCGGCATCTCTTACTCCAACCTCGGGTAACGACCATGGCACTCCCCTCCGGCACTATTTCCAGCCCCTTCGCCGGCCTGCTCAAAGTCTCGCTCACGGCCGAAATCGCCTGGAACGGCACAACTTACCCACCCAGCAGCGGCGGCGACCTGGTCTTGCGCCCATGGATCAACGACGGCACCAGCACCATTTATCTCCCCATGATCAACCGCACCGCTACCAGCTCATCCAAGGTCATCAACTACCCCGGCGGCGGCGCCGTCTGGACGCTGGGCGTCGAAGAGATCTATCACGCCTTCGGCAGCGGCGGCGGCTACATCACCGCCACCAATATCCAACTTGCGGCGGAGCTAAGAAAACGATGAACCTCTACAGCCTCTATCAAATCGCCACCGGCGAACTCACCGGTGCGCGCATCAGCGCCACCGGCCCGCTCGACCCCGCCTGGCTCCCCGACGGCTGCGGCGCAATCCTTGGCGAGTGGGACCACCAGCTTTGGACGGTAGATCACGCAACCGGCGCCTGCACCGCCCGCCCGGCCGCGCCCCCCGATTGGCAAATCCTCAAATACCAGGCCGCCGAAGCCGCCATGTCCGCGCTGCTGCAGGCCGAAGCCGCCCAAGCCCGCCCCATGCGCGAAATCGTCGAAGCCCTCGTCGCCGGCGCCGCCCCGCCAGCAGCCAGCACCGCCCGCTTCGCCGAAATCAAAACCCAGATCGACGCCGCCCGCACCCGCTACGCCGCCATCCTTGCCGCCCAAACCCCCGACCAACTCAACGCCCTGTAACCGGAGACCACCCCATGCCCGAAAAAGACCCTACAACTTACTCCTTGCTGACGTATGCATGGGTGCTTCTGCTCTCCTCCTGGGGCGGCTTCGTCAGCTTCATGCGAAAACGACGTGCGGGCATCGCCCGCCCCTTCAACTTCGCGGAGTTCTTCGGCGATATTGCCGCCTCTGCCCTGGCCGGAGTCATCACCTTCTATCTCTGCGAAGCCGCCGACACTCCCCAGCTCATGGCCGCCG